TACTCGTTCTTATCTCTCAACAGAGAAACCAATTTGGCAGTATGCATGCCTCGCACATCCCAACTGGAGGTATGGCCGTTAAATTTTTCTCCAGCACCGTCATCAAGCTTTGGGCGTCTGAGGCCGATGCGAATGCTATTAAGTCTGGAGTCCAAGTTGGTGACAAGATTATTGAACAGAAAGTTGGAAGGCCAGTTAACTGGATCATTGACTATAATAAGACTGGACCAATGGGTTTATCAGGACAATACGACTTCTATTTTCAAGGTGAAAAGGTTGGAGTTGACTCTGTCGGAGAAATCCTAGATGTTGCTGAAATGATGGGTATTGTGCAAAAAGGCGGGGCTTGGTATACAGTTGGAGAAGAACGTTTTCAAGGACGTATTAAAGCTGTAGAATATATTAGAGCAAATCCTGATGTGCAAGAAAAGTTGATTGGAGAAATTTATGAAAAGTCTTGATGAATTTCTTAATGGTAAGAAAAAAGAAAAAGTTGAAGATTATTTTGAACCTGTTGATGGTAGCTTTCAATGTCAAAATAGAGATTGTGATGTAATAACATACGAAGCATTTCTTGATCCAAACCATAGAAAAATTAAATGGACTTGTGTAAATGGTCATGATTCAAGCGTGGCAATATAATGTCTGAGCGTGGAGAAATTAAGCGTGATGGAGCAAAAGGCCAAAAAAATTCAGGGCGTGGAGATTACCAAAAAGGTGACGCTATATGGCATGATTTTGTGGTTGACTATAAAGAGTATTCAAAGTCAATATCAATTAGTAAAGAAATTTGGGCAAAAATCTGTACTGATACTTTTAAAGTATCACGTGAGAAATACCCTGTCCTCAAGCTTATCCTTGGAGGAGATGGAGCAAAGACTAGACTTGCTGTTATAGAGTGGGCTTTGTTTGAGCAGATGGTGGAATGTTGGGAGAAAAATAATGATAACTGAAGAAGATCAAGAAGAATTTTTAATTTGGTTTAATAATGGAGTTGACCGTGGTTGGATTTCAGAAATTCAATGTGCAACACATGAAGGTATTGATCCTATTTCTGAAGAAGAAGTCAAAGAATGGGAAGAAGGCGGAGATCCTTGCCAATTTGTAGTTAGGATTTTAGAATGACAGATAAACCAGTTATTGAATTAATTAGTGAACTTACAGAGTTTAACGACATAAAGGCATACATGAATGATGCAGATCTAGATTATGCACTTGATCTTATCATTAAGCTTATTGCTAAGCCTGATGTTCCTTCTACCAAAGCTCCCGATCTTATTGTAAAGATGCAGGCTTTGTCTGCAAAGTTTGCTATGATGTCACGTTATTACACCACCTTTGAAAAAGGCGGGGAAAACTCAAAAAAGAAGAACGTATACTACACAGCAGAAGAAGCAATAGATAAGCTTGTTGCAGCACTTAAATATTCAATGAAAGGCAATTATTAGAACACTTGAGTATGAATTTGAAAATTGTACTCCATGCTGTTTTGTTTGCAATAAAGCTAAAAGCACTATGACTATTAAAGAATGGAATGATATGGTTTTAAAATGGAGTAGAATGGCAAAGATAAATGGGTAGAGATTTGATAGCTAATTTAAAGTTTCAAAAAATTTCAGATCCAGATGGGTTTGATCCTGATGCATTTGCAAAGATGTATGAAGAGGCTGTTTTAAGTGGAAAGAGACCAAATGAATTTACACAAAAGAAAACTTTTAGTCCTAGTACTGTTGGCTATGGTAATGGTAACTGCCCTAGATATTGGTTCCTTGCTTTTACTGGTGCTGAATTTGAAAATGAAACCGATGCTATGGGTGTCGTTAACATGGATAATGGTACGTACGTGCATGATCGTATACAGAAAGTCATGGCTAAAACTCCAGTATTCAAGGCAAATGAAACAGAAGTTACCCATGATGATCCACCAATTAGAGGATTTGCAGACACATTTATTGAATGGAATGGAAAAGAAGTAGTTGGAGAAATAAAATCTGCTAAGGAAGAGATATTTGCAATTCGTCAAGCAGAAATGCAAGGCCTTCCATATCATAAAGTTCAACTTCTTACATACATGAAGATACGTGGTGCACAACAAGGTTTTTTCTTTTATGAAAATAAAAATGACAATTCATTTTTAATCATTCCAATTAACATGAATGAAAAAAATACTAAATTGGTTGATGGTGTCTGGGACTGGCTTAGAAAAGTTTACGCAGCATATGAAGCTGGCACTTTGCCAGAAAGAACTTTTACAAAATCACAATGGGCTTGTAAAGGTTGTCCAGTAAAGAAAACCTGCTGGGCTGACAAGAAAGATCTTGGCGAAGTTTACATAGAACCGTTGGTGCTAGAAAAATGATATGTGCTTATGAATATTGTCAAGGTATAAAAGAGTTTGAGCCAAAAACTCACAATCAAAAATACTGTTCTGATGAATGCTGCCGTATAGCTACAAATGAAAAGTTAAAGCAAGCTTATTATGAAAAGAAAGCAAGACTTGCAGGTAAACAAAGAATTTGTAAAACAAAAAATTGCAGTGTAATTTTAAGTAGATATAATGAAAAAAATATTTGTGACAAATGCATAAATGAACAAAAAGAGCAAAAAAGATTAGCACTTTTGGAGATGATAAAAAATGTCTCTGGCTAAACTTATAAGGCCTAAAGCACATAAAGTTTTGGGTATAGATGCAAGTACAAATAGTATTGCTTTTTGTTTAATGGAGGAAAAAATTCCAGTTAAATGGGGAGAAATAACTTTTGAGGGAGCAGATGTTTATGAAAGAATTCTTGATGCAAAACGTAAGGTAAAAGCTTTTAAAAATGAATTAAATACTGATTTTGTTGTTATAGAGGCTGCAATTTCTGTTAAATCTGTAGCAACGGGAATTAAGATGGCTTATGTATTTGGTGCTATAATGGGAGAGTTGCTTAGTGATAATGTTGAGGTTGTTGAAGTTCATCCAATAACTTGGCAATCTTATTTGGGTAATAAAAACTATACTAAAGCAGAAAAAGATGCTATCAGAGCTGAATTTCCAGGCAAATCCGACAATTGGATTAAAGGAAAAATCAGGGAACGTAGAAAGCAAAGGACAATTGACTTTGTTAGAAATCTTGGTGTCACAACTGAATCCGACAATGTTGCGGATGCTGCGGGAATTGCATGGTATGCGGTAAATGAAATTGTGTAAGGAGGTATAATGGCTAAAAGTACAAAGCTTTGGGATAACAAAGACTGGGTAGTTAAAAGATATGTAATTGAAAAGAAAAGCGTTCTTGATATGGCAATGGAAGCAAGATGCTCTCATATGACAATCCAGCGAGCGTTGGAAAAATTTGATTTGATTAAAAAACCTAGAAAGTGGACTAAGTAATGTTAAAACCAGTATATGATGATGTAGGTGTATTTAGTTGTCAAGACCTTTATTCTCATGCAGTGATGGCTCCGTCTGGACATGAGATTTTAAATGCTTGTCATGAAATTGCACAATTGTTAATTGAAAAAAATATTTCTTATGGAGATTCAGCTTTATCTCCAAATAGAATATTTGCCCAATCAGATAATATTGAGCAATTAAAAGTAAGAATTGATGATAAATTAAATCGTGTAAAAAATAACAAAGGTTATGCTGGGGATAATGATGTTGATGATTTGATTGGTTATTTAATCTTACTTAAAATTGCAATTGACAAAAGTAAAGGTTATGGACTATAATTAATTATGGCTACTTATGAGTATGCATGTATTGAATGCGACAAAATAATAGAAATTCAAAGAGCAATTACTGATATTGAATCAGTGCCACCTTGTCCTGCTTGCGGTTATAACATGGCAAGAGTTTGGAGTGCTCCAGGAATTCAATTCAAGGGATCAGGGTTTTATAAAACAGATAATGGATAATGAAATAGAACTAGCTGGTCAGTTTGACCAAATGAATAAAGTTATTGAAGAACTTTTAAAAGGCAGTACTTCATCGCAAATAGCAAAGACTACTGGCCTTACTCGTGTTCAAGTAGAAAATCATATAAAAACATGGAAAGAAATTGTTCAAGATAGTACTGCAATTAAAGCACGAGCAAAAGAAGCTTTGGCTGGAGCAGATGAACATTACAGTATGCTTATCAAAGAGGCTTGGAATGTTGTAAATGAAGCTGGCGTAGCATCTGAACTTAATACTAAAAATGCAGCTTTAAAGCTTATTGCTGACATTGAAGCTAAGCGTATTGATATGTTAAACAAGGCGGGAGTCTTGGAAAACAATAGCATGGCTGATGAAATTTTAGAATCTGAAAGAAAACAAGAAATACTTATAGGAATACTTAGAGATGTTACATCTTCTTGTGAACATTGTAAATGGGAAGTATCAAAAAGACTTTCACAAGTAACTGGTCAGGTTGAGGCAGTAGTAGTTAATGAGTGATTTTGATATATTCTTAGATGCACTAAGTGGCGATGAGTTTGATGAAACTCCAGCAACATTAGAGGATTTTGTAACTAAAAAAGAATATCTTGGATTGCCTCCGTTGTCTGAATTGCAATATACAATGATTAAGGCATCAACACAAATTTATAAGCGTGAAACTTTACATAGAATTTATGGGGAAGTTGAAGGCGAAAAAATATTTAAACAAACTTGTAATGAAGTTATCCTACAACTTGGCAAAGGTTCTGGAAAAGACTATACATCTACTATTGCTTGTGCTTACATGGTGCACATGCTTTTATGCTTAAAAGACCCAGCAAAATATTACGGCAAGCCACCAGGAGATGCTATTGATATTATCAATATTGCTATTAACGCTGTTCAGGCTAACCGAGTATTCTTTAAAGGCTTCAATCAACGTATTGAAAAGTCCCCTTGGTTTCAAGGAAGATATATTGCTAAAGCAAACATGGTTGAATTTGATAAAGGCGTAACAGTTCACTCAGGTCACTCTGAATCAGAAGCTTGGGAAGGTTATAACGTTATTGCTGTTATTCTTGATGAAATTTCTGGTTTTGAACTAGAGTCTACATCTGGTCATCAGAATGCAAAAACTGCATCATCTATTTATAAAATGTATAAAGGATCTATTACATCTCGTTTTCCAGATTTTGGAAAACTTGTATTGCTTTCGTTTCCACGCTTTAAAAATGACTATATTCAACAAAGATATAATGAGTCTATAGCAGAAAAAGAAGTAGTTTTGAGGCATCATACATTTAAGGTTGATCCAGATCTTCCTGATGGTACACAGGGTAATGAATTTGAGGTTGAATGGGAAGAAGACCATATTGTTTCATATAAAATGCCTAGGGTATTTGCTTTAAAGAGACCTACGTGGGAAATCAATCCAACAAGAAAAATTTTAGATTTTACTGAAGCGTTCTATTCAGATCCTCAAGATGCACTTATGCGTTTTGCCTGTATGCCACCAGATGCAACTGATGCTTTCTTTAAAAATAGATTAGTTATTGAAAAAGCATTTAGCAATCCTAAACTAAATGTTGATGAGTATGGTAGATTTGATGATCATTTTAAACCAGATCCCGATAAAACATATTTCATGCACGTTGACTTGGCTCAAAAGCATGACCATTGTGCTGTAGCTTTAGCACACGTTGACGGCTGGGTAACTATGAAAATTGGAGAAAACTATAAGCAAGCAGCACCTAGAATTATAGTTGATGCTGTAAGATATTGGACACCTACTGCTTCAAAGTCAGTTGATTTTACAGAAGTTAAAGACTATATTACCTCCGTAAGAGAGCGTGGATTCAATCTTAAATTAGTTACATTTGACCGATGGAATTCACACGACATGATGCAACAACTTGGTGTACATGGAATTAAGACAGAAATTTTGTCAGTAGCAAAGAAGCACTACGAAGATATGTCCTTAGTATTGACAGAGGAAAGATTACATGGTCCACATATTCAATTATTAATTGATGAGTTGCTCCAACTAAGAATTTTAAAAGATAGAGTAGACCACCCACGTAAAGGATCTAAGGACTTATCTGATGCTGTTTGCGGTGCAGTATTTAATGCAATATCATTGACTCCACCAGATCAAGACAAAGAAGTTGAGATCTATACTTATTCTGGTGTATTTGCAGGAGAACTTGCACAACTTAAAGCAGAGTCTGATGAAAGAATGAAGAATACAATTCGTTTGCCAGAAAAGCGGGTAATGCCTAATGATATTAGGGATTTCTTTGATGATGAAGACAGCGAATATAAAGATGTTGTTGACAACTTTAGAATACTATAGTAGAATAACACCTACAATAACAAACAAAGGATAATAATGTTAGCAAATGGAACGCTACCTACAATTGAAGATGAACAAGATATTTATGTTAGCTTGACTGCATTGTGTGAATATTTTGCACAATCTTCTGTAAATATGAGACAAGAAATTAAACATACTAATCCAACAGATAAGCGTTATGCAAGTGGTTTATATGACATGATGCATACAATTGCGACTGAAATGATTGAACTTGGAAAGTATGAAGCTCAGCGTCGTATGATTGAAAGTCCTGAAGATTTGCTAAAGCTTATTGACAAAGCAGGCAATGGTTTGGTAGAATAAAGTAACAATGGGGTATAGTGAAATGGCTATCACGGAACGCTGTTAACGTTCAATACTTGGATCGTAACCAGGTACCCCAGCAAGTTATTAACAAACTAACAGAAAGAGTATAATATGAATATGATGGCAGAAAAAACAGAAGAGGTAACTGATGTACAATCTTATGTGTTGGGTCCTACTGACCGTTGTGATTCTTGCTTTGCTGAAGCGTTAGTTTGGGTTAATGGTGTGGCGGGAGAACTGTTGTTCTGCGGTCATCATTACAACAAGCATGAAGAAAAATTAAAAAAATATGCATTTGAAATTATTGATGAAAGAAGTAAACTGGTCCAAAATAGAGCAGTAGGGTCTGAGAACTAAAAATCAAGCACTACGGCTGGCTGGTGGTCAGATGGTGTCTTATATACATCCTAGAGTTGGGTCCAATTCCCAAGTAGTGTACTGTTCAATTTTATGCTATAATTGAACCATGAAGCATAAAAATGAAATATTTAGATTAAAAGCAGAAGGAAAATCCTATAGAGAAATTCAAAAAATTCTGGGATGTTCAAAAGGAACTATTGCCTATCATTTGGGCAAAGGGCAAAAAGAAAAATATGCTGCTACGAGGGTAAAGCATAGAACCACTATAAAACAATATATCCAGAATTACAAACAATTAATTGGTTGTGTTGATTGTGGTGAAAACTACCCGTACTATATGCTGGATTTAGATCATTTAAATAATAAAAAATTTGGTATTGCCCAATTTCAAAATGTAACAAACGATCTTGAAAAGGTAAAAGAGGAAATATCTAAATGTGAAGTGGTTTGTGCAAACTGCCATAGAGTTAGAACTTACAACAGATCAGTGACTTCTGGCTCTTCAATAATGGATATTGAAGAATTCTACGAGTAATGGTATACTAATATTAGGCTATATACGGCACACCTTAGGCTGGATATAGTTACGAATAACCAAGTAACCCGTGTGAGTAGAGTTCAGCGGGAGACTCTTAGGGCAGACGCCATTCATATGTGCTCTGGAATCCGTATATAGCCCCCAATTGCGAATATTGCATAATGGTAGTGCGTAACCTTGCCAAGGTTAATGTGCGGGTCCGATTCCCGCTATTTGCTCGCATAATGTATAATTGTTTATTATGACTGATGCACACGATGTAAATATGCAATTCCATATATTAGCACATATTCCAGAACATAATCCACGTGAAGATGACCCAAATTATAAATATTTCTTAGCAGCAAAAAGAAAAATAAAAAAAGCGGGACTTTGGAAATGTGCCATTAATGATGATTTATGTGGCGGTGAGATAGAATTACATCATACTCATATAGAATTTTCACAATTACCTAATGCAGATCCCGCCAAAGTTGAAGCATATTTTGGCTTAAATTTTAAAGATGATGATGAATTTCAACAATGGCTGGAAAGTCCAGGAAATTTAGAAACATTATGTACAAATCATCATAGAACACACTATGGCGTTCATGCCCTCCCACATGCTTTATGGGAATCTATGAGATTTAGAAAAGCGGGGACTTTGCCAGCAGCCGAAGTATTAACCAAAAATGATATAATTAAGAGAGAAAAAGCTAAAAAGGAGATCAAAAATGGCAATAGTACACCAAATAGTAACGCTTAATTCAAGCACAGCTACACTTGTCACAGTTCCTACTTCAGAGGAAGCTGCTTATGAGACAAGAGTTTCAACATCATTTCAGAATTTAGACGGATCAATAGATATTTATCTTGGAAATTCATCAGTAACTAATTCATCATATGGATATATTTTGCATGCTGGTGCATCAGTAAGTTTTGATTTGCTTTCATCAGATGCAGTTTATGCAATTGCACCAACAGGTACACCAAACATTGCAGTCCTAGCACTGGAGGCATAATGTCAATTAGATATGACAAAGCACCTGCAAAGTTGCAAACAAAAACAACAATTTTAAAAGCAGCAGATTTTGGTTTTGGATCATCAACTGCAGCAATTACATCTTCAACTTATCAATCATTTGCTTCACTTACATTTACACCAACACTGACAAATGCAGATATTTTTGTTGAAGTTTATGCTGCATACAACATTAATGGTGGCGGTAGTGATGATTGGTATTCAAACATTACTTGGAACAATAATGAAATTGGCTACCAACATGTAATTTATAATGCATCAACTGGTGGTGCTGCAAGAAGTTCAGCACTGTTCCCACTAGCGGGAAGCTGGTACAATGTTAATACAACTCCATATACATTATCTGTTAATGCAAAAAGAGGAACTTCTGATGATACTTTAACAATTCAACTTGATGATTCATTTTGGGTTAAAATTACAGAGGTAGCAAGGTCATAAAATGCCATACAAAATAGTTCAACACGGTAACAAGTTTTCAGTAGTAGCACAAAATACTGGTCATGTTGCAGGTACTCATCCAAGCAAAGCAAAAGCACAAGAGCAAATGGCTGCATTATATGCAAATGAACCAGGTTTAAAAAAGTGTATGACATGTGGCTGCAATATGCCAGGTGTTGATCACATTTTTGTTAGCCATGATGTTAAGCCAGAAATAGAAAAATGTGCAACTTGTGGATGCGGTATGTTAGGTGTTGATCATGATGTTATTGATGGCGATGTTAAAAAAGAACGAGGAACTATAGCTGGAGATTCTTCAGCAAATTCTGGTCGTATAAGCGGTGGCGTTGGTTGGAAGATAGAATTTAATACCCCAGATTGCCAGCATGGCTGGTCAGTTGTTAAAATGGGTTCAGGAGAATCAATTGGTTGCTTCTTCAAAGAAGAAGATGCAAAGTCCGCATTAGAAGCCCTTGCTGTAACAGAACCAATTGTAAAGTCTGATGGTGGTTATAAACCAACTGCAGGAATGAAGTCTGCAGCAGCAAAAGCAATTAAATGGAAAGAAGATGGCAAGGCAAACGGTGCAGGTACAAATGTTGGCTGGACTCGTGCACATCAAATTGTAAATGGTGAATCATTATCTATTGATACTGTAAAGCGTATGTATTCTTTCTTCTCCCGTCATGAAGTTGATAAGCAAGGCAAAGATTGGGATAAGCCATCTCACGGTAAAGTTATGTGGTACGCATGGGGCGGGGATGCAGGATATTCTTGGTCACGTGCAATTGTTGAAAGAGAAAAGAAAATAGAAAAAGAAATTTGGAACGGTGCATTTTCTCCAGTTGAAAAGAAAAAAGATAAATATGAAGGTGTCATATCTGACAGAAAAGGCGAGCCAGCAGACAAAGAGCTTTATGCTAGAGTAGTTGCAGCAGCTAAAGAAAAGTTTGATGTCTATCCATCAGCCTATGCAAATGGATGGGTTGTACAAGAATATAAAAGACGTGGCGGTAAGTACACAGTCAAAAAAGATGACTCAGACAATGATATTGATGAAGTATCTCACCAAACAAGAGATCAACTTGAGATGCAAAAAGATGATGCAAATGGTCAAACTAAGCAAAATGAACAAGAAGGCATTGGAAGATTAAGCTTTTGGAATGGTTCACTTGCACCAGTTATGGGTCTTCAAAATGGAGACGCTGGGTGGAGATCTACTTATAATACCCCGCCACAACATGATGGAAAACCAACCGTAGGATACGGAAATCATAGCGATCCAAAGGGTCGCAGTAATCAATAAAATCTGATATAATATATTTACAGCCCCCGCCACTAGTGGGCGGGGTGTTTTAAAAAGATTGCCTTCGGGGATCTTAAAAATCTAACTAACTTGCTGAAAAGGAGCTAAGTAAAAATGACATATCTAAGTAATAATAAGTACACATATACAACTACAAATACAAATCCATTTACAACTTTTGAATCGGTATTTAATGACCCATTCTTTTTGGGATTTGGGGATCAATTCCATCGCTGGACTACAAATAAGACAACATCATCATCCTTCCCGCCTTACAATGTAAAGCAGATTGATGAAGATAATTATGTTGTTGAACTGGCAGTCGCTGGTTATGATCGTGATGAAATCAATGTAACAGTAGATAAAGATACATTGATCATCAAGAGTGAACGTGAAAAAGATGATAAAGCTGATTACCTGCATAAAGGAATCGCTGGACGTAACTTTACTCAAACATTCACGCTTGGTGAGTATATGGTTGTAAAGTCTGCTTCACTTGAAAATGGATTGCTTTCTGTTAAAATTGAACGGGAAGTTCCAGATGAAGCCAAGCCTAGACAAATCAAAATAAAGTAAGGTATAATAATAATTGTCGGGGGAGACAGCGACATTAAATTCTGGTATAGTCCTGAGCATGACTGTAAAAAAACTGCTCATATTTAAACATAATGTATAATTAGTTATATGAGAAAATTTTGGGCTAATCTATCATTTTATATACAGAAATATCCAGCAAGAATAACTGGTTATATTTCGGCAATTAGCTTAAATGCAATGAAATATTGGACAAAAGTTCCAGTTGGTCTTTTAATACCTATTGCTATGTTATTTATAATGATGGGCGAAGGTTCACAAAGACTTGAAGATAAAAAAACTGTACAAGCTTTGTACACACATAATGATCCCGATAAAAAAGATGACGAGATCATAGTAGAAATGCTAAGACATATAGATGAGGATATAAAGGGCGATAAAGATGACACAAAATAATGAATTAGTTCAAGAACTAAGTATTCTTAAATCAATGGTTGTAAAAATGTATGCTCAAACACACGGATATCATTGGAATGTTGAGGGTGCAGATTTCCCACAATACCACCGTTTTTTCCTTAAAATTTATGAGGATGTTTATGAGTCTATTGATCCAATTGCAGAAAATATTCGCAAGCTTGGTGCAAAAGCACCATTTGGTTTAAAGTCATGGATGTCAACAAGTCCTGAATTTGAAATTAATGATTCATTAGATCTTAATGCAAGACAAATGATTCAAGAGTTGGTTAACTCTAATACTATTGTATTAGCACAACTTAAAAAAGTTTATGATATCTCTAATGGATTAGATTATCAGGGTATTTGTAACTTTATTGCGGGAAGACAAGAACAACATAGATTCTGGCAATGGCAGTTGACAGCAACACTTAAACCTACTATAATGTAACTATCGCACTAACTAAATAGCATAAAAAGGTCACTTATGTGACCTTTTGTTTTGCCTCTGTAGTTCAGTGGATAGAACAATGGACTTCTAAGCCATGTGTCGCAAGTTCAATTCTTGCCAGGGGCACTAGAAAACTACTAACAAAGGAATAGAATGAAAAAGATCACAGCAGTAGCAGTAGCATTATTATCTATTATGCCATTACAGGCTCACGCTGCAACACAAAAATCAATTGCAATTATTGACACTGGGTATAATCCAATTTACCCACATACAAATATTATTCATGAGACATGTATTTCAAATCCAAATTATCCATCATGTCCAAATGGACAAGTAACACAAGATGGCGGTACATCTGCACAACTCACGCCTAGTCAATTTGCTTTGACTAATGCATCACATGGCACAGAAATGTTGGCAGCAGCGGACTCTCAAGGAAATGTTCCAGTAGTATTTATTAGAGCATCTTCATTTAGTGGCAACACTATTTATCTTCCATCAGAGTCACAAATAGTTGCATCTTTAAATTGGGTTTATCAAAATGCTTCTGTTTATAATATCAGTGCAGTTTCATTTTCAATGGGAAGCCTAGTTACAAACTGCTCTTATGATGCACAAATGGTTACAGCAATTAATAATCTACGTTCAATTGGAATTCCATTGGTAGCCTCTGCTGGTAATAATTCAATTTATATTCAAATTCAATATCCAGCTTGCCTTAAGCCAACAATTTCAATTGGTGGAGTAGATCAGTATGGACTATTTGCTCTTTGGAGCAATTATAGCCCAGCATTAGATTTTGCTGCCCAAGGAGTTATTGATGTTTATATCAATGGCACAAAATATCATGAAGTTGGAACATCTGCTTCTACTGCAATATTTGCTGCAGATTGGGCAATTATAAGTCAAGCAAAGCCTAGCATGTCCTACCAGCAAGAATATGACCTTATCAAGTCAACCTCTACACCAGTCTCTAGCGTAAAGGTAAAAAATGTCCCATCCATCAACTTGGCGGGATCGTTAAAATAGAGTATAATTACTACTGAGGAAGTGCAAATTGGAATACGATCCTTCAGAAGAAGAACATAGAGAAATAATGGAGTACCTGATTTCAGAGGGTGCTGCAATTCTTGATGGAATTGATGAAGATAGTGAACCAGTTTATAGGTTTGACATGGAAATTCTGGAAGAAGTTATGCCAGAACTCTATACGGTAATGCAAGATGATATGGACAATGTTTTAATTGACCTATATCAAAAAGGTTTAATTGATGTGTCTTACGATGAGAATTTAAATGCATTAATGACTATCTCAGAGCAAGGTAAAGTTGCTTTGGCTGAAGCAGGATTTGCTTTAAATGACGAAGAAGATACAGAATACTAACATAAGGTGGTGATTTAAATAATGGATAACAACCAACAAGGTACAGAGGGCGGAGTACAGCAACCAGCAGCAAAGCCAGTAGTGGCTGAGGCAGCAGGCCCAGAGGCTCCCCTAGTTACAGATGCTAAGACTGATCTTGGCGTAAACAACCCTGGTTCAATTAATGTCGCAAGCCCTTTCACGGGGCGTGATGTTTCAATGACCACTCCACAATACGCTGGAGGAAATATCACGACAACAGAGGTAGGGTCTAAATAATGGAACTAGTACAAAAAAGAGAATTTTCTGATGAAAAGCGTAAGGAATTAGCAGACAAAGGTCATGCTATGCCAGACGGTTCTTTTCCTATTGAAAATATTACTGATTTGCACAATGCAATTCAATCTATAGGTCGCTCAAAGAATTATAATAAGACTAAAGCTCATATTATATCAAGAGCAAAAGATCTAGAGGCTACCAACATACTTCCAGAAGATTGGAAGATAACTAAGTTTATTGATGATGTTAAAGATGCTTTTGAAAAAGCAATTGGTACATCTTCTTCAGTAGACCAAGAGCGGGATGAAAGAACCGTAGAAAATTATGTCCGACAAACTGCGAATGTTAATACACCACCAGTAAATGTTGGCGACTACACGATTGGAGGTAATAACATGTCAAACAACACAACAGAGCCAGATCCAAAGGGCGATATGGCAGTTCAGAAGGATCTTCCTTCAGCAACACGTCCAGATGCAGTTACAACAATTGCACAAGAGACACGTCCAACTGATGGAGTAACTCCTTCAGAAGCCCCAAACAATGATGCACTTGCTGATGTCTCAACAGGCGGAGCAGGAATTTACAAGGCAGGAATGACTTGCCCAGATTGCAACCAAGCAGTTGAGCACAAGTGTGCAGTAGATAAGGCTGATGATTCAGATGAAGATGATAAGGTTGAAAAGGCTGCAGCAGCTGATGAAATCACAGAAAATCCATCAGATGACTCACCTGTTACAAAGTCAGTAGATGCACCAGCAGCAGAAATTAAAAAGTCTGTATGGGGTGGAGCATTTGCACCAGTAACACCAAAGTTCTAAATTAAATATATACGTATATATTGACACAGGAGGTCGGGAAACCGATCTTCTGTGTTTTACGAAAGGAAAGCATGAGAGTACTAGTTTTTGGAAGCAAAGATTGGCAGGATTACAATGATCTTATCCGTCAAGTAACAGTTCTAATTGATGACCGCAAACATTTTTATCCTGATGATAAAGAATATGTATTTATACATACAGGGTTAAAGGGTGCTGAAAACATGATTACTGAGTATATTGGAAAGACTGAAAAGTTCCTTAGACAAAAAGGATATAAAATCAAAGAAGAATTAATTAGAGATAAGGGTTCTTTGTCTGATGTTCATATGATTGAATCTTTACCAGATTTTGCTCTAGTTTTTGGAGAATCAACACGCAATAAAATGTGTGTAAAATTGCTAGAAACTTATGGAATACCATTTAGGCATATTAAGCAATAAGCTTGACATATCAGCATTAAGACTGATACAATAGATACTATACCCTACTAACAAAGGAAAATAATGACAAATATTAAGCCATTGAGTACATTGGTTTTAATTGAAAAAATTGAAGAAACAGAAAAGAAAACTGCATCAGGTCTTGTTCTTACGGCAGCTTCCGCCGAAGCTGATTTAGCCCGTGGTAAAGTAATTGCAGTAGGAGATGGAACAAGAGATATTTATGGAAATGTTCATCCATTGCTTGTTTCAGAAGGAGACATTGTTTATTTTAATTCATCTAATTTAACAGAAGTAACAGATGAAGATAACACCAAGTATTACTTTATTAATTCAAACAATCTATACGGAAAGATATCAAATGCCTAAAATTACACTTAATTATGATCAAGCACATGCATTTGTAGAAAAAAATAAATCTCAAGGATTTTTTTGGGATGGATACACAATTGTAAAGTGGTCACCAAGCAATAATGGTTATATGCAGCCAAACGGCATGTTTAAAAATAATAAGTGGGGCTATTCAAACCGTTACAATTTAAATGCTGACGGTACTTGGAGCCTTAGTGATAAGTATGAAAAACTCATTTAATATTGCAAACACAGGAATTGATGAAAAAGATTTAAAATGGTATCATCTTTCTGCTTGCATTAATATGCCAATTAATTGGTTTTATGATGATTATGAAAATGATAAAGAGCTTGCAAAACAAGTTGACCAAATATGTATGCATTGTCCAGTAATTAAACAATGTTATGCAGAAGGAATATCATTTAAGGAAAAAGGTGTTCGGGGCGGGGTTTACATGGATCTAGGAAGACCAGATAAACAACACAATGAACATAAAGATCCTGAAACATGGAAGAAACTAAAGAAGCTTCATGGCAAAAATTAGATATACAGTAGAAATGGCTAAAAAGGTACGGGAAATAAAAGTACCTGTTAAAAATCTAAAATTAGATATTAGAGCCAGACCAAACTATTTAGCATTAACTGTTTATGAAGAAAATGTTATGGAATATAACGAATCTCAAAGAATGCAGTTAATGGAATATTTGCTTTTAGTCAGACAACTTATTATGGCTTATGGAACACCATGTGAAATAGAAGGGATCAAATCTAACAATGTCCAAAGGTGAAGATACTGTTGAGTATGTTTACATACCAGATGAAGGCATTTATGGAACAATAGTTCGGTATGGTGCTTGGTCATCTTTAATAGAATATTATGAGGGCGGTATTGGCTATACTATAGAAGTCCCAAATGATGAGTTTATGGTAATGGATGAAATAGGAGTTGGTTATTATTCTGAAGAAGAAGAGGGTGTCGGATACCCAGAAAACGAGGAAGGCGATTTATAATGCTATGTTTTTCATGTTCTAAACAAAAAAATGAGCTTCATCCCTGCAAGTCAAGTATACTTGAAGGTGTGAGTTTGTTTATGTGCCAGTCTTGTATTGAAGATAAGTACGAGCCTAGATGGGTTATAATTTTGGCGGGTAGGCAAATGGGTGCTGAGCATGTAAAAGATTATATAGTTAAGCATCGTTATTTTGGTAAACCAATTTCAGCGGAGGAAATAATTGCTTAAAATTACAAATGATGTAAATGAATTTAAATCAGAAGATGAATGTGTAGTTTATTTTACTGCTGAATGGTGTGGCCCGTGCAAACAGTTAAAGCCACAATATGGCAAAGCATCAGTATCTGATCCAGACACTAATTACTATATGTTAGATGTTGACAAGATACCTACAGATGAGTTATCATATTATGGTATTCAAAGCATCCCGCAAGTTTTTGTAATGAAAAAGGGTGAGATTGCAAAAACAATTAAATCAAGAATGGCTGATGGAATTATTTTGGAAAAGGATTCTGTGGAATGACAACAATTGTTGCAGTTGCAAAAAATGGCAATGTAACTATGGGTGCAGATTCTCAAACTACGGTGGGATCTAGACCAATTAGACATCCTAAAATGGAAAAGATTACCAAGAATAATGGATGGTTAATTGCTGGTGCTGGTGACGCAACGCCTTGTGATTTATTTCAACATCTTTTTGTGCCTCCAATTCCAACAATTAAAGAAAGACAAGATCTTCATAAGTTTATGATTACTAAATTTGTGCCAGCAATGCAGGAATTTTTGGAAGAAAATAATTATAAGCCTGATCCAAATGATAAGGATGCTGGTTTTAATATACTTTTTGCATTTGATGGAGAAATATTTGAAATCGGAAATGATTACACTGTAACACTTAATAGCGAGGGTATTTACGGTATTGGAAATGGTTCACAATTCGCTATTGGTGCGTTGTACGCTGGGGCAAGTGTAGAGAAAGCTCTTGAAATTGCTGCTAACAATGATGTTTACACTTCTGGCCCATTTCAAATTGTTAAGCAACAAAAGCATATGGTTCCAAAGAAACCTTAGAGTTTCCTGAGTTGCCTTGACATGGGCAATAACATAAGATAGAATAGAGTATTCGTGTTCAAGAGACACGATATCCTGTACAGGGATAAAACATAACGTATACGAAAGGTATAAATTGAAGCTAAATAAGAAAATCGCTGTAGCCGTAGTTGGTGCATTGGCGTTTGCAGGTATTACTGCACTCCCGTCACAAGCTGCCCCTACAGTAACATATACAACAATGTATGACACAACAAATGGTATTCAAGCTGTTAACGGCCTAGCAACTTTGACTGTCCATACTGATACATCAACTGTTGACAACGTAGTTCTAACAGGTGTAGGAAGTATCCTACAAGTTACTGCTGGTTCAAATGACACAGTTACAATTAATCCAGCTCCAACGATTACTGGTGGAGTAAACAACTGGTTTCAGCTAACAAATGGTGCGGGTGGTTCAGGTTCTGCTACTGTAATTCTTTACAGTCAAAATCTCGGTACATCAACACTAACAGTTACACCAATTAATGCAGGAACTGGCGTTGCTGGTACTGCTATTACAAAGACAGTTACTTGGACATCAACTGGTTCACTTGCTGCAAATGCTGGTTATTCAACTGCATATATCGCATCAGGTTCAACAACACCTACATCTACTACAGATGCAACACCAATTATCGCTAATGATTCATTGGGTATCACTGCAGGTACAGAAGTAGCAAATATTCAAGTTCAACCAAAGGATTCAAATGGCAATTCAATTGCTAACGATGCTTTGACAGTAACCGTCTCTGGTCCAGGACTTATTGGTATTGGTGCCTCTGCTGGTTCAGTAGGAATGCAAGGACGTGCTGTAACAGGCACTGCTAGCAACTACAACGTAAATGTATTTGGTGATGGAACCGCTGGTACATCAACTATTACAATCACTGACGGAACAACAGTTCTTGCTACAAAGACTTTGATCTTTGGTGGAACTGCTGCAAAGTTTTCTGCTTCTAATGAGTTTGGTGTTTATCGTGTTGGTTCTAACGGTTCTGACGGTGTAACAACAACTCTTGGTTCAGGTATTGCAGTAACAGTAACTGATGCTAATGGCAACCCAGTACCAAATGGTACAGTTGTTTATGCAGTATCAAATGCTCCTACAGTAGCAACCGTATCTTCATCTGCAACAACAGCAGGCGGAGTTGCTTACTTTGGTGTGACGGGAGTTTCAGTTGGAACTGCTTCATTCACATTTAATAATCAGCCAACAGGAACTACTCCTACAGCAACAGCAAATGATAGCGTAACTGTAGGTTCATCAGTTGCTTC